CTATAGCCGAGACGCTGAGCGCGTCGCCAGGCATTCTTGTACGTGAGCGCTTTCGTCGCGCTGCAACGCCTGCAAGACATCTTCCGGTGTTGATGCGTTCATGGCTACCGCGCCGCGCACCAACTCGTCGGATGACAACGCAAGCTCCCTCAGGTCTCCGGGGGAGGCTTTGGCATCGCTCGCTGCACGAAATGACATGTGGTGTAAATCTAAAGCGCTGCATGCATCCATTTTTAGTGCCTACCTATCCTTGGGCTCGGCATTGTACATAAAAATCCGCCGCCAAAACCGTTGCGCGACACATACGCAGGGCATCGGCGGGATTCTGCACTATTTCAGGGAGTTGTATGCCTGCTCGCAGGTCAGGCCCCTGGCTATGGCTTGGTCAGCAACTGCTGCCAAATCGCCCGCTCGTTGGTCAGCGCGCTTAAGCACGTCGGCAAGCACCATGACGGCACGGGTAGCTGCAGCGCTTGCGGCGGCAGTGCAGGAATTGCCGCCGACTTGACTGGCTGCGATGCGACTGGCAAGGCCGTCGGCCGCGCTGCGCAACCGGTCAGACTCGCGGTTAGCAGCAGTGACGGCAGCAGCAGCGGTATCGATAAGAGCTTGGCCATTCTGGACTACCTTGTTGATCGCCTGTTGGCGGGATTGTTCTTTGATGCGCTCGGCAGCCTCGTTGCTGGCCTGGGCGGCTTCATCGCGCGCATCCCGCTCACTCCACTTGGCCAGCCACTCATCATTGGTCACCGTCACGCCGTGGTGGTACACGCCGAACAGCGCACCAGCCACCAGTAGCAGTGCGGCTATATAAGGGAGGATCTTCACCAGATCGTGCTCATGCCAGCACCTTCAGCGCTTTGTCGTACAGCGCCTGGCGGTCGTCCTGACCGGTGAGCCCGCCATTGATACGCCTGGTGATCTTCGCAAACTGTCCCTGATCCGCCAGTGTGTTAAGCCCCTTGGTCGACCAAAACCACCCAGCCGACATCGCCGCGTGTTGTGGTAGCTCCAGCAGTTCAGGATTGCTAATGAGATCCAGGCCCAATGCCTCGCCGCAGGCCGAGTAATTTGCTCGCCCAGTGATCTGAATCAGTCCACGGCCACGGAACTTGGAGCCGTCACCCTTCTGTGTATTGCCCAGGTCGGCGCGGCCCTCGTACCCGGCCTGCTGTGTCGTTGGGCCCCAGATCTCACGCACGCATCTAAACTGACCGGACTCGTGACCAACTTGTGCAATGAACGCCGCCACGCGCGCGGTGCCCACGATGCCGTAGCGGCTCATGGCCGTGTTTAAGGCAGCAACAAAAACGCCGGCTTGGCGCCCGGCGTTCGGGAGGATCTTCAGCAATTGCTGCTCGGTGATCGGCATAATTTTCTCCAGGCAAAAAAATACCCGCTCAATGGCGGGCTCGGTGTTGCAGCGGCCTTAGGCGTCTAACACATCGGCGCTCACGGGCAGCGGGAAGCGTGCTTTGATCGCTGCAACTGATGCGAGCCAGGCGCTGTAGTCCGGCTCAAGACCCAGGCTCAGGGCGTCGTAATCCGCCTCAAGGCGCAGCGGATCGGACTCGGTCAGGTACGCAGATCGGCGAGAAGCCAGGACTGTTTCCAGCTGCGCTTTGGCCTCGTTGACCAGCGCCTGCTCGGCGGTAACCATCTTGCTGAAATCAATATTCATTGAGGCAGACTCACTTTGCCGTCAGGCGGGCTGACGATGTCAAAAGGGAAGCGGGCCGACTCAGTGGCCCCGGGGCCACAAGGCAGCAACAGCGTGATAATCAGCTCACCACTGAGCCGCGTGACATCGCCGACGACAAACTCACAATCGACGGCCGACGCCGGAAGCACAGCCCCCTCTGGCACCCCACGGAAGTCGAAACGCTCTCCGTTGATGGTGAGGACATCACTTCGCTTGCTCAAAACCAGCTCGTCGTCTCTGCGCTGGGGGCACAATTTAATGATCATCAGTACCACCTCCCGATGGCGGCGTAACCCAATAGATAGGCCTGCGTGAGATCGGCTTTCAGCTGGATGTACTCGCTGAGCGTCGACCAGTGCGCTGCGTACTTCTCAATTCCGCGCCACGCTTTAGATGTATCTGAAAACGTGGCGCGCAAATTACGGCAAGCAGGCTTTGCAGAATCGCTGCAAATGAACGCCGAAGACGACGGCGACGAATAACCAATCCTACTCGCTGCATCCGGCATCCCGGAGGGCGGCGCCTGACTGGAGACAATCCATGAGCAACATTCCCCCGCGCCCGAAGGCCGACAAAGTAATGATCCTTGCGGCTTGCACCCTTGTTGCTGAGAAGATCAACGGCGATGCCGAAACCATCGCCAAGCACTACCGTCGCCACATGGACGGCTTTGAGCTGGCAAAGGAACTCGATAAGTATGCGTACTGGGACACCACGCGGGATGACATGGAAGCGCTGGACGAGGTCGACTATCTCGTAGATCGGGCCGAGGACCTGGCGGTTAAAGCATGGGCTGAAGAGTTCAAACCCGAGCCGCCGCTGCCTATTGGCACCAGGGTCAAACAAGGCGTGATCACGAGGGTCTACGAGCACACCCCAGCCACGTACTGCGTCAAAGAAGACGGCTGCACCAACGATACCCGCAGCCTGCTGATCAAGTTCGAAGACGCCGTAGCCGTCCGGCTCCATGCCGGTCACCCGTAATACCCCATATCAACGAATCACGCCAGCCAGTGAGTCAAAGGAAGCCTACCGTTTACTCCAGCATGTTATCTATTATGGACTCAACGCCTGAGGCATTCTTTTTAGCCTCTTCGTATAGTTGCCGTAAAAGAGGCGACCATTTCACAAACTCAGTAACTACTGCTCCATCAACATAAAGGCCAAACCGAATTCCGGAGGTCCAAGTATAATTTTCCTCATCAGTCCAGTGCTTATAGCGTTCTTCGTATACGACGATTACATTTCCTTTATAATCCGCCTCAAGAAATACTGGCACGAAGTTATCAGTGGCCCGCGTCACACTCACAGGTGCATTTGATAAGCGCCATGAGATTGAGCCACTATAGGTAGCTCGTAAAACCTGGCCTAATAGCTTAGAAGCTTTATCTTCCATACTCACTGCTGCCTCCAACTTGAATCTTTATGCCCACCGGCGACCTGGGATATCATGCCCGCGTAGTCCGTGGCGATTTCCCACGCGTCGTCCTGAGTAATATCTGTAATCTTCCCAGCAACAACATAGAATTTTTTCTTCTCTATTTTTGCCAACAGACTAACCAGAGTTTTTTTCTCATCCGCTACAACTTTATGCTTTAAATTAAGCAGCCGCCCCTTTAGCCGGGCCAGGACGATATAGGTTTCTCGGCCAGTGCCATTGGTAGACTCCCAGGCCTTAAGGGCCAAAAGAAGTTCATCCGCTTCCTTTGTCAACTCCGGGAGAATCTCACCAATTCGTACCCTATTAAAAAAATATCTGCGTATATTTTTGGCCTGCCATGCAACCCAGCAAGTTACGGCAAATCCCACGACCGACAAGGCATCCGCCACGCTACTGAACTCAGGCAGTGTCCAACCAGCCATACCCATTCTCCCTAGCCCTATCACCCTGGCTCTATGCCAACATGCATTATGCCTATGCAGTCCTCGTTGAGGCTACAGAAAACCTATAGGCCCTGATCAGCAATCAATCTGGCCCCAACTTCACGCCCGGCTACCTGCGCCAGGCCACGATCAACATAGGTTCGGTCACCCGCAACAACCGGCATCACCACTTCACTACCGCGCTTCACCTCGACGTTGATACGCCAGGTCTCCCGGCCCTCATCGTCCTTGTCGCACTCCATGTAGTTCCAAACCTGAAAGCCTTCGATCTCATCGTAAATATCGTGCTTGGTCATGGTCCTGCCCATTTAGAGGAAGCGGCCATCGTAGCACCACACCGCCCGGGCATGGCCCGGCAAGGACTCCCCGTGATCAACTTGTTCTGGCGCCTCGTCGCCAAGCTGCTTGCGCGCCCGGCGGTTGCCGCCTGGCTCATCACCCGCGCCCAGCGCACCCCTTATCTGCACATCATGTCCGCCGACGGCGCCGAGATGTACATGGGCCGCTGGTGGCTGTTCAACTCCTACTCCCGCGAAACGCACAAGCCCGCGCTGTGGTGGTGCCCGTGGTCGTTCCGCATCCACCACATCATGCGGCCCGACGAAGACCGGGATCTGCATGACCACCCATGGAACGCCCGCACCATCATCCTGCGAGGCTGGTACACGGAACAGCGGCTGCTCGACCATGAAGACCCAGTGCTGTCAGGCCTGAACGTGCCGGGCGGCGCCCAGGCCACCGAATACATCGACCGCCACGCCGGCGACACCGCTCGGCTCAACCACGGCGAGTACCACCGGATCGACGAGCTATCGCCTGGCGGCGTCTACACCCTCTTCATCACCAGCAAGTGGCGTGGTGACTGGGGCTTTTTGGTCAAAGGCGTGAAAGTGCCATGGCGAACCTACACCGGTTTGGATAATTAACGGCTTTAATCATTAATTTCAAAACGAAGCCCGTTCGGGGGATAGACAAACCTATCAAATTCCCTACCTGATGACACATGCTTAATTGTAATGTTAAACAGCGCTTCTGACTTCTTCTGAATACCATTTAGGTATACGACTTTAAACTCCATTCTTTCACCGTTAATCTCACTGATCATTTGGCGATCGATTTCAAAAGACTTTGATTGTTGAGATTCAATCTGGTCATATTTCCACTTCTTGACTCCGTTGAAATCGCATTCAACGCAGGTAATACCGTGGCCTGCATTCAGTAAGCGGACTAGGTGTTTTGGTGGACTGTATCGGACGTCTAAATCCTCAAACGCCAATACGAATCTTGGTTCAACTGAAGCGCTCAGCTGTTCATTCTGGAGCTGTGCGTTTTTCTCATTCAGGAGAAGTTGGCGCTCACTAATAGCAGCTAGCGCTTTCTGATTTTCAACGCTATTGCGCAACTCGACAGTTTGATCAGTCAGAGATTGAGAACTTAACTTCAGCTCCCGTCCTTGTTGCCTGTAACCAAGTACTAACCACAAAAAAGCGACAGGGCCAAATACCCCGGCCAATAGGTCTCCTATCTCGTTCAGCCCTAGAGTGAAAATCTCATCAAATCTAGAGCTAATAATCATGATAGCACCACCTATGTAGAGAGCTGTAAAGTGCGCGCCCCACCACTCAAGACTCTGGCTGCTCCACCACTTCGCTTGAGATTCCCAATATTTCAGAAGCCTTTTCACAGATTCCATCCTTGTAAAGTTAGATTTGCAATGTAGCAAAATATCCTCAATCAATCTGTAACCCCTCCCCCTTCAAAGTCAGCCGCTATAGCGGCAAGGAACCCGGCATGCCTGAAATAAAGGAACGGCCAATACTCTTTTCGGCGCCGATGGTGCGCGCCATCCTGGAAGGCCGGAAGACGGTCACGCGGCGCGAGGTGAAGAAACAGGCGGCGCTGGATTTCTTGGCTGTTGGGTTTGAACCTGCGTTTCTGGCATTGCCTGGCAATGCTGACCTCTGCCCATACGGCCAGCCCGGCGACCGGCTGTGGGTGCGCGAGACGTGGTACTGCGATCACTTCGAAGTCCAGAAAGGCCCATACCTGCAACCTGCTGATATGCATGACCTTGATCAATCGCGTGAGGACGGAGAACTGGTGTACGCCGCTGATGGCCTGGCGCCGTACGAGCAGGAGCAGCCAACCTGGAAGCCGTCGATCCATATGCCGCGCTGGGCCAGCCGCATCCTGCTGGAGATCACCGACGTGCGCGTCGAGCGGCTGCATGACATCAGCGAAGAGCAGGCCAAGGCCGAGGGCGTGCGCCTCTACACCGATCATGCCGAACTTGGTGATTGGTGGCACGTCGAGGGGATCGAGACATACAGCGCTGATCCGCGCAAATCGTTCGAACTGCTCTGGTCATCCGTCGGCGGCGACTGGCAAGCCAACCCGTGGGTCTGGGTGGTCGAGTTCAAGCGGGTGACGCCATGATCGCCACCCTCTGGTTCGCCTACGTCTTCATCTACAAGGTGGGAAGCTCATGAAGGCGCGCATCGAGAAGAAGCTGAGCAAGCGCCTTGTACGCCTGCACCCATCCCTTTACCGCCGGAACTCATGGATCGACAAGGATGAGCCGTCCGAGTTGGCCTATGAACAAAACACGAGGGTGAGCCATGTGCTTTCTGTTGGTGGAGGCACGGACTATTGGGGCGATGGCCAGGACGCTTACACCGTTTGGGCTGACTGGAAATCGAACTGGATGTGGCACGGCTCTTTCGCTGAGTACCCGCATGGTCACGACCTTGCGCACTACCCAAACACTGAAGGCTTTAGACCGACCACCCGAAACCTGCTGAAGCTGGCCGCCGACTGCGAGCTGGCATCGAAAGTTAAGCCCTAACCCCAATCCCCCTACATGCCTGCCGGTGAGCGGCGGGCGAGGTATTCGCATGTTCGCAATAAAACTCACCCTGCTCATTATGGGCATAACGCTGTACGTGTCCGGCACCGTCTGCTGGATCTTCTGGATCGCCCCCGAACTGGTCATGGACGGAGAGACGTCCGACCTTCTCTACGCATTCGGCGGTACCTGCGGCTGGATGCTTTTCACCTTCGGCCTGGCAGTTCACATCATCAAGACAGCGCGGCCCACGGTGGGCGGGAGGTAGGTATGGGCGCGCAACAACTGATACCGCGATTCATCCGAGCAAAGGAAGCGCCTGGGTACCTGGGCATGTGCCGTGCAATTTTCGACGAGATCGTCAGGCCCTTCGTCAGCGAGTTCCCCATCGGCGGGCGCGGCGTTGGCTTTGATCGACAGGAGCTTGACGACTGGGCCACGGCGTACGTCGAGGCAAAGGCGATTGATAAAAAAGGCGCAACGGAGCAACAATCGCCCCGCAGCGAGCGCCAGAAAGGAGATAAATCATGGCGCGAAAATCGATCACAGGCCTCTCCCAAAGGAAAGGTATCTGGCATATCGACAAGAAAATCAACGGAGAACGACTTTACGAAAGCACTGGAACTGGTGACCGGGAAGAAGCGGAGCGCTACCTGATCTTCAGGTTGGAGCAGATCCGGCAGCAGAAGGTGTACGGCGTGAAGAAGGTCAGGACCTGGCGGGAGGCGGCGACTCGCTTCCTGCTGGAATTCAAGGATCAGCCTTCAATCAAGCTTTCGGCCCATCACCTTTCTCAGCTCGACCCGTTCATTGGCGAAATGCCGCTGACCCACATTGATGACCAGGCCTTGGTGCCATTCATCAAAGACAGGTTGGCGACCAAGAAGCTGGAAGGTGGGAAAGTAAGGAAGGGAGTCAGCAACAGAACGGTCAACATTGCGATAGAGCGCGTGGTTCGGGTTTTGTCGTTGTGTGCCAGGAAGTGGCGAGACGATGAGCGCAGGCCGTGGCTGGATAGCGTGCCGATGCTCACAAAGCTGGAAGAGAAGAAGTCGAGCCGCAAGCCGTACCCGATGTCATGGCCGGAGCAGTCGATTCTTTTCGGAGAGTTGCCGGCTCACCTGCAAACGATGGCGCTGTTCAAGGTGAACACCGGCACACGGGAGCAGGAGGTCTGCAAGCTGAGATGGGATTGGGAGATTGCGGTACCGGAACTGGGCACCAGCGTATTTCTGATACCCGCCGACTTTGGCGGTCGGCATGAGCGCTCAGGCGTGAAGAACGGTGACGAGCGGCTGGTGGTGCTGAACAGTGTGGCCAGGTCGATCATCGAGAAGCAGCGCGGCATCAGCAAGGAATGGGTTTTCCCATACAACGGCACCGCGATGCACCGCATGAACGACTCGGCCTGGAAGAAGGCGCGGGTGAGAGCGGCGAAACTCTGGCAGGAGGAAAACCTTCGCCCCGCTCACCCTGGGTATGCATCCATCAGGATCCATGACCTTAAACACACGTTTGGCCGTCGGCTACGCGCAGCAGGCGTAACTGAGGAAGACCGCAAGGCCCTTTTGGGGCACAAGAACGGCAGCATCACCAGTCACTACTCGGGCGCTGAGCTCGGGCATCTGATTGAAGCTGCGAATATGGTATCAGCAACCGATTCTCGCGGACCGGTGCTGACAATCTTGAAGAGGAAGCAGGCGTGA